ATGGGGGTCAGCATATTGATGCTCACGCGGCAACCTCCTGTAACTAGAGCCACCTGCACTGCGCAGGCACCGCCAGTATGGCCTAGCGACTGGCCATGAGCCATAGGGGTAAACCCCTAGCACCACATTACTTTAGTGTGGTACCATGGTAGCCCACTTGACACAGGAGCCTGAAATGATTGATATTCTGCCGGAGAGTAAGGACATCTATAGCGCGCGGTGCTTGGCGCACCATCTGTATGGCAAGCCGTACCACGTGCTTAGTCACAAGGAGGTGATCGGCGCCGTGGAGGAGCTGAAGCGGATGCGCGTGCCGTACGAAGTGCTGAGGAACGTCTGGTGGCCCGGCGGCCGCGAGGTTATGTCCACTCTGTACGTGGTGCGGAACCATGCCAAGTACAGGGGGGACACTAACGCGGTGCTAGATCACCTAAGCTGCTTTGACCCGCCACCCAAGGCGGCCATGGCCCGACGTAGGAAGGAGCGCGCACGTATCAACAACATGTTGCATAAGGCAATGTAACAGGTGGGGGGAATGTAACAGGTGATGTAACAGAGCTAAGTTGTTGTTTTATAAGGGGTTTTGGGTCACCTTGTTATATTGTTACATCAGTTAGTAGGTGACCTATATATGCGCCCACCCGTATACGAGCTCTGATGTGATATATAGGCCCGTATACGCTATAGGCGGACCCCCCCCCCCGATGCTACATGCAACAAAAATAACAAGGTGCCCCCTTTTTGTGGTGCTGACGCAACACTTTGTGGTGTGGCGGCAACAAGTGGAGTGAATTGAGCACTGTTGTGGTGCGTACGGAGGTTGGTGGACACTAACATCGAAAAGGGGAATTTAGAGATCGTAGGGCGTGGGATTTGGTGCCGAGAACGACAGCCCAAAGCACTTTGCGTTTCAAAGTCGGACCCCAAACGCCGAGATCCACCGACCCAAACACTGAGATCCAACGATCCCCGCCCGCGCGCGAACAAGGACCTTGACTGTGAGTTCGTGTTAAAGAGATTCGCAGACCTCGGCGTTCGCCGAGTGGCCTCAACGATCACGGACTCTCGTCTGAGAAAGAAGGGGAGCGTCGCCGCTCCCCCATCCGTCAGTCAGGTCACTTCTTCTTGGGTGGTGAAGCCTTCTGGTGACCCTGCCGGTGGCGGCGCCCCGGGCCTTTCTTGGTTGCGGAGAAGTTGCGCATTTGGTTACTCCTTTCTGCGCGGTTGGTTGTTCACTCGTCGTCTTCGTGGTAGCACAGGCCCATCAGCACCAGTTCCGCAGCGCCGTAGACCTTGGCGGCGCCGCAGCAGTCGCAAATGTACTTGCGGGCGTCGGGCTCGGCGGCCTGAGTCTCCCCACAGGCAAGGCAAAAGCCTTCCCCGTTGGTGTCCATTTCCAGCACTTGGCGGAACGAGGGCTTGTACTGCTTGGCGCCGCTCCGGGCAGTGTACTCTCTCACAGCGTTCTCCTTGCCCGCACCGTGCAGGCACAGCCAGTGTGCCCCGCCGACTGTGCTTGACCTATTGGGGCAAACCCTAACGCCCCTCCCCGCGCGCGAACAAGGGCCTTGACTGTGAGTTCTGTGTTTATTGACTCTCCGATCCCGGACCGTCACAGTCAGCACGCAGGGCGCTCAGCGATCACCGACGCTCAGTGATCCTTGACGCCCGCGCGCGAACAAGAACCTTGAACAAGAATCGTAGATTATAGACCTCGCCGATCCCGGACGGTCCGGGACTAAGACTGACGGACCGGGATCGGTCCGTCGTCGTCCGTCGTCCGTCGTCGTCCGTCGTCGTCAGCGTCAATAGGGTCAACCCTTAGGGGTCAACCCTTAGGGGTCAACCCTTACGGGTTTACCCTAATGGGGTCAACCCTTACGGGTTTACCCTAATGGGGTCAACCCCTAGGGGTTAGCCCTTGTCGGCAAGGTGGGCGGCCAGCCCGCCCAGTCCCAGCAGCCCGCCCGCCAGGGGCACGCCAATCCAGGGGTTCAGCCCCGTGCCTTCCAGGGCGAAGGTGGCGCCGAGCCACCCGATCATGGCCACTGCGGCCAGGGAGAGGACCATCGTGGCCCAGCAAATCAGCTTCAGTCGCATCGCACTCTCCTGTCAAAAACCCCATTAGGGTTAGCCCCTAGGGGCTAACCCTAATGGGCCCGGGGTGCCCCGGGCCCGGCCGTGTTACACAGCCGTCAGCCAACCGCGCTGCACTGCGTAGCCTACAAACTTCGGGCACGCGCCCTGGGCCACCATTTCCGCCGCGGTAGCAAGGCCGTTGCCCTTGGCCACGGCCGCCAGTACGGCCGCCCACCAGTGCGCATTGTTGGCGCTGGCCACGCGGTAGGGCTTGGCCGGGTTGAGGCACAGCGCCAGGGGGGCCACGCGCGGCGCCAGGGCTACCGGGCGCTTGGCCGTGGCGAATGCTTGCTGGCTACGCGTCAGTGCCTCAAAAGGCAGGCCCGCATACGTGGCGGGCACCTGCACGGCCGTGGCGGGCACGGGGGCCAGTGTGGGGGCCTGCACGGTAGCAGGGGCTACGGGGGCCGCCACGGGGGCGGTAGGGGCCGCCACGGGGGCGGTAGTGGCCTTGCGGGCCTTGCGTTGCGTTGCCATGGTAGGCTGCCTTTACGCTAGGGGGCTGGAGCCCGCCCCCGGTGGGCACTGCAAACCGATGCAGTACCCGTAATGTGCCCCATGACCGGCCGGCCACCTATAGGGTAAACCCTAAGGCGGGCACACTGAAAACCCTAATAGGGTTTACCCTTAGGCGCCGCGCCCGTGCACACGAGTACCACGGCGACGCGCTGGGAACTATAGGTGGTTACCCTTAGGTAGAAACCCTTAGGTAAAAACCCTTAGGTAAAAACCCTTAGGTAGAAACCCTATGCGGGTAAACCCTCATAGGGTAAACCCTTAGGTAGAAACCCTTAGGTAGAAACCCTTAGGTAAAAACCCGCATAGGGTAAACCCCTAGGTAGAAACCCTTAGGGGTAAACCCTCATAGGGTAAACCCTTAGGTAGAAGCCCGTAAGGGTAACCCAGTAGGTGGAAACCCTATTAGGGTAAACCCTTAGGTAGAAACCCTATTAGGGTAAACCCTCATAGGGTTTACCCTGTGTTGCGGAATCGCCACAGGGGCCCCAGATCGCCGAGACCAAGAACTCGGATCCCAATTTCGTGTTTTCGGGGAGCAAGGGGCGGAGTCTGTCTGCAACGCTGTGAGCGTGGCTCCACCAGTTGAGAATTGAGTATCGAGACTAGCCGCTGAGAATTTAATATCGAGACTAGCCGCTGAGAACTAAGTATTGAGGCTCGAGAATGAAGTGTCGAGACTAGCCGCTGAGAATATGAACTTTCGATTTTTGATTTTCAAATTTTTGATTTTCGATTTTCAGATTTCAACACCCCCTTGCACCGTGTGTGGGGTGGGGGTACACTTAGCACACGTCTAGGTGTCGCTGTAGAACCTCCAGAGTTACGACATGCCCAAGTCTTACAAGATGAGCGACAAAGCCGGCCCCAGCCTGAGCGTCGGCAGGGGGGAGAAGTTGCCCACCTCCCAAGGCGCGGGGCTGACGGCCAAGGGCCGCGCCAAACTCAATCGTGCCACGGGCAGCAACCTCAAAGCCCCTGCCCCTAACCCTAAAACGGCGGCTGACAAGGGCCGCAAAGCTAGCTTCTGCGCACGGATGCAGGGCGTAGTGGATAATGCCAAGGGCCCTGCGGAACGTGCCAGGGCCAGCCTGCGTAGATGGAAGTGTTGAGCCCCCTATGCCTACCAAACAACCCAAGCCCCCGCCCGGCCTGTACGCTAACATCCACGCCAAGCGCGAGCGTATCAAGCGCGGTAGTGGTGAGCGTATGCGCCAGCCCGGCACCCCCGGGGCGCCCACGGCAGCGGCATTCCGTGCCAGTGCCAAAACCGCCAAGAAGAGGAAGTGAGCACCTACCATGCCCTACAAGATGAGTGACGCCCCCCGCCACACGAAGAAAGCGGACACCCCCGCCGAGCAGCGCCAGTGGCGCAGCGTGGCAAACAAGGTGCTCAAGTCCGGCGGGGACGAGGGCAAGGCTATCCGCATTGCAAGCGGGGTGGTGAAAAAGCGGGGCGGCAAGGCCAAGGACAAGAAGTCCAGCTACTGATGTGACTACTGCTATCTTCATCCCCTCTCGCAAAGAGGACTGGGACTGGGCCCGTATTCAGTACGAGCACACGGAGAAGACCGCCACTGATATTGCTACGGAAATTGGCGTTAGCGCCACCGTGTTGCTGGGCCGTGCCAGCCGCGGCCAGTGGCAGCGCAGCGCGGGCGCGGCGGTAGCCCGTGCCAAGGCTGAGCTGATCATTGCTGAGGAAAGCAAAAAGATCGCCAAGTTTGAGGTGCTTGAGCGCGTCAACGCCCAGATGCAGGCGCAGGTGCTAAAGGAACACCGCAAGGACATTGGCGCGGCCCGCAACATCTGCACCCGCCTGTTTACCGAGCTGGGCACCGCCGTTGGAGACGAGGATACTGCCCTGGAGCAGAAGGCCAAGGTGCTGGGCCGGTTGGCGGAGACGATGAAGACCCTGATCCTTTTGGAGCGGCAGGCGTTCGGCATCACCGGCGTGTTTGAGGAGCCCGAGCAGCCCACCCCCACGGCCCAGCCCACCCCGCAGGCCGCCGACCTTGTCATGCAGAAGTTTGCCGCCGTGCTAGCCAAGCGCATGGGCGCGGTTGAGGTGGTGAACGGTGACGCCCGAGATTAAGGCCGCCCTGCTAGCGGCGCCGTTCCACAGCGTGGCGGACTTCTGGCACATACTGGAGCAGGACTTTGCCGCGCAGGGCATTCGTGCGTGGCTAGCGAGGAATGATAGGTACTACCTCCTAGTTAAGGTGCTGCACCGAGCGGACGCTATACACCCCTGGCTGTACGCCCGCACGCGGGAAGTTGAGCAGCAGCGGGACGGTTACCTAGACCTCTGGGCCCGGGAGCACTACAAGAGCACCATAATCACCTTTGCGGGCATCATTCAAGAGGTGGTTAACGACCCCGAAATAACCATCGGCCTGTTCAGCCACACCAAGCCCATAGCCAAAGCGTTTCTGCGGCAGATACAGAAAGAATTCGAGAACAACGAGGACTTGCGCGCCCTCTACCCCGAGCTGTTTTGGACGTACCCTGAGCGCGAGGCCCCCTCCTGGAGCTTGGACAACGGCATTACCGTACGGCGCAAGAGCAACCCTAAGGAGAACACCATTGAGGCCCACGGCCTTGTGGACGGCCAACCAACGTCTAAGCACTTTGCTTTGATGGTGTATGACGACGTTGTGACGCGGGAGTCTGTGTCCACCCCCGAGCAGATTGCTAAGACTACCGAGGCCTGGGAGCTGAGCGACAACCTGGGGACGGCAGGCGGGCGCAAGTGGCACATCGGCACCCGCTACAGCTACGCGGACACGTACGAGGAGATTATCAAGCGCCGCAGCGTCAAGGTGCGGCTGCACCCCGCCACGGACGACGGCACTATCACCGGCACCCCCGTGCTCTTTACACCGGAGGTATGGCTTAAGAAGGTCCGTGACCAGGGCGAGGCTACGATCAGCTGCCAAATGCTGCAGAATCCCTTGGCTGGGCAGCAGCGCATGTTCAACGTGGAAGACCTCCGCACCTACGAGGTCCGCCCCGAGGTGCTCAACGTCTACATTACCGTTGACCCCGCCCGCAGTAAGAAGAAGGGCAGCGACAAGACCGCTATAGCCGTAATTGGCGTGGACTACGCTATGAACAAGTACCTGCTGGACGGCTTTAACCACAAGATGGACCTGCGCGAGCGCTGGACCCGCACCGCCCAGATGTACCACCGCTGGCGGCGTGCGCCGGGGGTGCAGAACACAAAGGTGGGGTACGAGGCCTTTGGTGCGCAGGCGGACCTGGACTACTTCCGCGAGCAGATGCAGAACCCCAACGAGGGCGGGCACTTCCCCATTGAGGAGTTGATGTGGCCCCGCGATAGCGAGGGCAGCAAGACGGACCGCGTGCAGCGCCTAGGCCCAGACCTGCGGGGGCACAAGTTCTTCCTCCCCTACGACACGGATGACAAGGCCCTTACCCGCGCGCAGCGCAATGCCATCAACACCGGGTACAGGCACCGCGTGGCGCAGCCCATACGCCGCAAGGACGAGTCGGGTCAGATTTACGACCTGAGCAAGGAACTGCGGATGCAGGTGCACTTCTTCCCCTTTGGTGGGAAAAAGGACTTGGTGGACGCCGTCAGTCGCATCTACGACCTTGAGCCCCACGCCCCTACGTTCCGGGAGCCTAGCTACCTGGAGCCAGAAATCGTATAAGCCCCTGCCCTTGCGCCCCCGCCCGCCAGAGCGTATACTGCCCGCGTATGAGCGCCATAGACCCTACCAATCTTGGCTATAAGGTAAGTAGCCGGGAGGTAAACTGGTTGCAGATGGTGCAGCGTGCCTGGGGTGCGGACTTTACCGCCCCCGACCCCGGCATGTACGAGTTCAGCAACGGCCGTCTGTACGAGAGTACGGACCGTGGCCGCAGTGGTTTGTACGGTGTGGAAGTCACCCCTCCGTTTGAGTTCGACTACGCGGGACGCCCCACGCACTTTGACGTAGATACTACCCTGATGGTCAGTGACCAGGACAGCCGGGAGCTGCTGTACATTGACCCTGACCCTGCCACGCACACTTGCACCTACAGTGCCAGTGCGCTGCCGGGCATCAACACGCCGGGGTGCATGATCCCTGGCACACCGGGTTGAGCGTTGCACCATGCCAGACGTAACCTTTGTCGATTTCAGCCAACCCACAGTCAACGCCAACTGGCTGAATGATGTAAACATCGCCGTCTACCGCGCCATTGGCACGGGGGCCGGCGGTACGGCCCCGGCCACCCCCGCGGACGTACGCGCTAACCTGGGCCTTACGGCCGCGGGTGGCGCGGCGCTGGTAGGGTTTAGTCCCACAGGCGGCATCGCTGCCGGCACGGTGCAGGGCGCCATTGCCGAGGTGGTTAGTGACCTCGCTGCCTCGGGCGGCTCCGCGCTCGTAGGATTCATCCAGTCCGGCACGGGCGCGGAGCCGCGCACGGTGCAATCGAAGCTGCGCGATGTCTACTCCTTCGACGACTTCGGCGCGGACGGCAACGACTCCACGGACGATACGACCGACCTGCAGCAGGCCATTGACGCGGTGGCGGCGCTGGGCGGCGGGCGGCTCATGGGCCGCCCTGGAGCGACGTACAAGATCACCTCGGCGCTGACGCTCAAGAGCGGCGTGCAGATCGATCTGGCCGGCGCGACGATCAAGCAGTACACCAACAACACGCAGATCTTTACTGCGCCGAGTAGCACGCTTATCAACTATTGGAGCCTGCGCAACGGCTATCTGCGTTATGCCACGGCGCAGGACGGCACCTCGACGGTCAACGTCACGGTCACCGGCACGCTCAACGCTGGCGACAAGTTCGTCGGCCTGACCTCGGGCGCTTGGGGCCGCGTGGTGAGCGTGTCTGGGGGCGTGCTGACGTATCTGGCGGGCAACGGCGTGCTGGTGAACGGCGAGTCCTTGTCCGTCAACGGCCAAGCGCAGGCAACGACGACTTCTGCGCCGTCCACCACCAAAGGCGGCCTTGGCCTGCGCCTAGCCAACGGCGCGTTCTCGTACCTGTTCATTGTCGATAACGTCCAGATCATCGACGCCTACGACGGCATCACTTGCCCGGCATCCTCGGGCTCGTTCGCTTTCGTTGGTCAGATCAGCAACTACACGGCCAGCGTAGCGCGCTGGGCCATCAACTACGACTGCGACAGTGCGACTGGCGCAAACACGAACGTGATCTTGCAGAACTGCTGGCACGTTCACAGCCAGGTTCCTGCCGCCCCGTTCTCTTCGGGCTTCCGGTTCAACGCTTGCTCGATGTTCCGCTGGGACTCGGTGCTGGCCGACAAGATCGAAGACCAGTTCCTGTTCATCCAGACCAGCTCTGGCAAGGTTGGCACGATCTCGCTGGAGGCGTCGAACCTGTCGGCAGTGTCTAACCTCGAAGCATCCGCAGTTCAGATTTCTGACTCCAGCCTGACGTTTGAGACGATCAAGTTCGTCGGCAATACGTTCCAGTCGCTGAACACCATTACGGTCACAATCACCGGCACGATCTCACCTAACGACACTATTGTCGATGGCACCACGGGCGCGTCCGGCAAAGTGGTCAGCGTGTCGGGCAGCCGCGTGACGTTCACGCAGAACACGCTAAACGCCAATTTCGTCAACGGCAACAGCGTGCTGGTCGGCGGCGTATCGCAGGGCACCGTGGCAGCCGTGCCGGGCAACAGCGGCAACCTGTTCCTGCTGCGCACCACCTCGGCCACGCAGCATGTCCAGTTCAGTTCTAACGTAGACAACTTCGCCACGACGGGCAACATCTACCGAGGCATCAACGTCTAC